CGTTCATGCCTAATTTGCTTTTTCTGATGCTCGGCTCTTTTTTTAAGAAGATTTATATTATTATATAAATCAAAATATTTTGCATGAAGGATTGGAATATTCAAAGATTCTGTATGCAGATTATCGGGATCAATCTTTGCATCTTTTTCCCACATTTCCTGAATCGATTCCAAACTAAAATTCATAATTCCTTATCATTCCTATCAACTATCTTATATAAAGTATACTTGAATGTTACTTCTGATGTAAAGTATTCCCCGTTAGTATCCGTAGCATCAAACTGTAAACTGGACAAATATACAGGAAACATATCCCTAAAGTTAACCTTGAATATAATGTTATTTGTACTGTTTAGTGCAATCAACGATCCATCGGAATAAATGTTCATACTTTTTTCACCATTAACAGTATTTGATTTTTCTTTTTGCAAATCATAAATTTCACTTAAACTTTCTGGATATCCAAGACCTCTCATCCAGTTTTGAATTTCCATATAATTTTCTAAATTTTCATCAACTAAAAATCTAACAGTGAAATCTTCAAATTCCAGTTTATCACCTGGAAGTGGAATATCTTTTAAATATGTTGGTTGATTTGCTACCCCTAAGTTTATGGAAGGAATATTAACACTATTGCTAAAGAATGAAACTTTAGGTGCTCGATTTAGAATGAATCTAAATCCAGTAGCAGATAAAAAGTTTCTGTTCTGTATTTGTGTATCTAAAAATCCTTTAGCCATCTTTTTTTAAATATTTAGATAAAAAAAGAGGGTCCGAAGACCCTCTGAGTAAACCTTATAGATCTTAGATCACATGAGGTTCTTAACTTGTACTCTTCTGTAGTAGCGGTTGCTGTTGGTGGTGAGAGCACCAGCTCCAACAGTTGTACCTTGAGCGAATGGGTTTGCGACCATGCCGTAGCGAGTCTTAAATCCAATCTTGGGCTGGAAGGTATCCTCACCAACCGCACGTACCATCTGGAGAGGTACATAGGGGCAATAGAATAGACCTGCATCATAAGGGGAAGAACCCTTATAACCAACAACGTAGTACTGCTGAGCAGCGTTGTTAGCAGCATATGGGTCAATGTAGACTCTCCACTTGCCCATTAGAACACCAGCGAAGGTGTTACCAGTGTCGTCAACGTTGAGGTTAGCATTAAGAGCAGGGGTGTAATCGAGAACACCAGCCATGCTGAGTGCTGAAGCAACGTCTGCTGAACACATGATAACGTTGCCCTTTCCTCTACGAGTTCTTTGAGCGATCTGGTTAGCATCACGCTCGATCTGGAAGAGGAGACCCTTGAACTTCTCAACTGACCAACGACCGTTGGAGTCAACGTCTAGGTCAAATACACCAGCTGTAGCGGTGTTGAGGGTTGCACCCTGCTCAGCGGTCTTGTAGATGGTTCTGATGACTTCACGGTTGATTTCAGCAAGAATCTCGCTTGAAAGAATGTTAGCGAGTTCTGCTTCTGCATTTAGACCGTGAATTGCCTTAAGATCCTGAGCAAGCTCGAGGGTGTATTCTGCTTTCAGAGCGCGGCTCTTAGCAGTAACAGTGACCTTCTCGATGCTGAATGCCATCTGGTTGAAGTTATCACCAGTGGTTCCTAGATCTTCAGCGTCGTCAGTTCTCATACCCTGACCTACACTGTAATCCGCTTCGGTTACAGATCCAGTTGGGTTGAGAAGACCTGGGTTTGTTCCAGCCTGGGAAGTTGTACCCATACCAACAGCAGTGTTAGTGTTGCCGTTGGTGAGGTCGAATCCTTCGTTCTGACCAGAGAATCCAGTATCAGGCTCGTTGAAGAGTGCTTCACGACCATTCTGGGTCTCGTAGCGTGAACGCATTGCGAAGATAAGTCCAGTAGGACCGCTCATTGGCTGAACACCTGCGAGGTCATAAGCGACCAGGTTAGGCATTGCGCGTCTGATGAGTGAGATCAGAACTGGATCGAAACCTGCAACAGTTTGACCACCTGCACTGGTGTATCCACCATTACCAACAACGTTTGCTGGTGCCTCAGAAAGGAATGAACCTGACTGTGAGAATGATTGCTCTTCTCTAAGGAATTTTTCTTGGTTTTCTAGCAGGACTGCGGTTACCGCTCTACGATGAGAATCTTTGATTTCAAGACCCTCATAGTTGAGGAGAGGTGCCCACTTTTCCTGCAAATACTCGGAATTGAACATTTGCGTTTACCTTTTTAGTGTGCTTGTTTGGTTTGAATTATATTAAATTCAGTTTTTGGCGAATGCTGAAAGAGTTTTCAAGTATGCAGCCATTTGACCGTTAACGGTATCTGCCGCATTATCAACACCCTCAGAAAGGGTTTCAGACTTTGCCTTTGGAGATACTTGTCTTGATGAGAAATATGCTTCTCTTAAAGTCTCCAGTTTTTCACGATATTCTTCTTCACTTTCAAACTCAACACTTTCGGCAAGTGAAGCGAGCTTTTCTTTCTGAGTGTCTGCAAGACCTTCAGAAACTTGATCTAAGATTCCATCAGCAACCGACTCTGCGAGACGCTTGTTTAGGGAAATATTTTTCTCAATCTGCTCGTTGAGTTTTGTTTCCATTTCATCAAGTTTTTCTACCATGCTCTCTAGAACATCATATTTATCTTCAGGGATTGATACATAATGTGCTTCAAAAAGGTCCTTGAGACCATTCATGAAAGAATTTGTTAATTCTTCTTTTAGACCAGATTCAACTGAAAGAGCGTTTTCGGAAATCCACTCTTCAGCAACATACTCTAGATAAGAATCAACTCTTTCTGTTAGTGATTCTCTAATTTCTTCTACTTCTTCTAGAAGTCTTTCTTCATATTGCACTTCTAGTGATTCTTTAATCTGTGCAACTTTTGTATTGATTGCAGTTTCAAAAATGATACGTGCCTTTTCTTGGAATTCTTCGGAGAGTTCCTCACCTGAAAGAAGTGCTTCAACATCTTCTTCAATTGTATATTCGGGTGCTTCAGCAACCTCTTCTTCATCTTCTTCTGCAACTTCTTCTGCTGCCTCTTCATCGCCCTCTTCAACCACTAGATCTTCATCATCAAGTTCTTCTTCTTCCTTGATTCCTGCTGGTGTTGGGTCAGCCTTAGATGCACCTTTGTTAACGACATTCTTAACTTGCTTAAGAGTAGCACCTGGTGTTTTCAGCTTTGCTGAATCATCGTCGGACTTATAATTTTCTGGTGTTGGTCCACCTAGATCTTCCCAACTACCTGTTTGACCATCTGGAATACCAGTGGTTAGTTTTTGCATAGCGTCCGCAGCCGCAGCTCCACTGTTAACAGCAGTTTTGGATTGCTTTGTGCCTACTTCCATTTCTTGTAAATCTCCACGAGACATTTGAACTCTCCGATTAACCTTAGTTTTAATCTATATTTATTTATTAATTTAAATATTTGCAATTCTTATCATAAAGAATTTAAAAAGTCATTGAAAATTTGAAGCTTGTGTTCTTCAAGTTTTCTACTATTAACTAAATTGTTAATTTTATTTCTTGTTTGTTCTGCGAGTCTTTCTCTTAAGATTCCTCCTTCCCAAACCCATTCTTTACCTTCCATAATACCCTCAACAAATGCGTCTGGGGCAGATGGATCTGATACAATATCAGCAGCAGTTGCTAACATAAAATCATCACCAACAACATTGAATCCTTCTCTTGTTGGTTTTAATGATCCAATTCCACGAGAAGAAACTCCAAGTTTAACACCTTCACTAATCAAAGATTCTGCAATTTTACCCATTGGTGTGGATAAAATTTTTGCTTTTCCAATAAAATTGCTACCACTTTCTTTTAGTGAAACAATTTTATGAGATACTCTATCTAGATTTACAGTTGGACCATCTGGATGTCCCAGTTCACCAAGAGCACGACCAGCGTTTACATAACTTTCGTTATATCTTCCAACTTCACGTCGTAGAGTTTCAAGAGGATACATTCTCCCATTTCTATTTTTGATATTTCCTTGGAGGAAAACACCTTCAATGTATAGGGATTTTTTCCCATCCTTTTCTTCTGTAAGAATATTTACAGATTCTATTTCTTCTCTGATTAGTTTCATGGTTTTAGTTAGTAAATCCTACTTTAGTGCCCTTTACTTTACCGCTATCTGCAAACATGCAGTAACTTGAAGCCTTAACAACTTGTTCTACTGAATTGGGT